TAATTACCGCGGCCAACTTGAATTGAGCCATCAGCTAAACGGAATCGGAAGTTTACACCGCGTCCCATTTCAACCCATCGACCAAAACGATCACGCCACTGCAGAGCTACACGAGCTCTGCGAGCTGCTGAAGAGTTGCCAGCGCTAAACGCAGCAACGAGCGCAGTTATATCGTCAATCTTAAAGTAAGCAGGGACAGCGGACGCCTGCAAAGTGCGGAGACGCAGAAACGCGTGTTCACGCTCAATAGACTCTGGTGGAAGTGAGTGAGCCATAGCAACAAGAGGGCGAGCCTCGTCTGAAATAGTAGGATCAGCTGCTATCCACTCTGCGTACTTCTTGCGAAGATCATCTTCTGTCAATGATGCGTTAAGCGGAGATAGCGGGTGACCTTTAGGAAGCAGGTCCGCGTGCTTCATGCTGACGCTTGCTAGAAGAGTCTTTTGGTTCAAACTAATAAACTTTGTAACCTCACGAAGAACACCATGATTGCGAGACTCTTCTGGAAGAGATGCAAGTTCCTTCATAGCGCGAGCCATAACAATAAGCGCAGCGCGTGGAGTGACATGACGCTCTGGGAGCGCAGTCTCATTAGCAGCGTGAACAAGTGAAAGGACTTGGTCGTTCAACGCCTTTGTGCGCTTAGCCTTTGCCTTGGTCGACTGCGCAGCCTTACGATTATAGTTGCGTTCAATCATGCGGTTGATAGGTGAGTCCATGGTTATTCTCCTGTTGCCTTTCTGTTCTTCTTTGGCAGGAGGTCTGCATCCTTACTGTCATAAAGTTTTGTTGCTAGTTCGTACGCTCGTGAGAATGGCACTTCATTATCACGAACACCACGTAACCACGCGCCTCGTAAGGCTGGGATCACTTCGTATCCTAATCCTGAATATTCAGCCATAGAAAAAATTGCGTGCTCTGGTGAGCCATACTCGTCCGCAGACTTGAGAGCTATCTGGAGAAGTTCATGCTGTAGAACAGCAGCCTCTCCACGAGATGACTTAGGGTGAGCCTTAGGGAGCAAGTCGTTGTCCTGCTTATAGTTTGGATTAGCTGGGCGACCACTCTTAAGAAGCTTAAGGAATGCGTTAACGCGCGCCATTGCCCAACCGTCACGAGTCATACCTGGTCTGTGACTAGATGAGAACGCGCCCGCGCCACGGCGGTACACTGCCTTTAGCATTGGAAGCGTCGCCTTACGTCCAGGCTTCGCGTTCTTGTTATGTCCTTCAACCTTATTGCGAAGAGAGTTTTCTACCTTGTCAGAAAAAACAATTTTCTTAGAACCTGAAGCGGATCCTGGCTTATTTTTCTTTGAGCCTATGATACGGTCTTTCTTAGGAGCACGGCGCGATGATGCAAACTCTGAATCATCAGATGCATTGACTGGCACACAGTTAGGCACCATCTTTCCGCTCTTGCCCTTTTTCATTCCGACCTGCTTGTAACCGTCCCAGCAAGGACTCTTACCAGCAGCGATTAACGCGTCGTACTCATGTTGGCTAAGCTCATCAAATGGCTCATCGAAATTAGCTGCACTTGCAGTAATCTGGTCATCTTCAACCTTAACAACACCGTCAGGGATAACTGCAAAGCGGCACTTGCCGTCGTCCTCGATTGGCTGTGCAATAATCTTGCAAACGCCAGGACCTTCATATAGAACACAGTTGATGCACTTAACACCAATGTCCTTGACATCGTTCTCGGCTGGAGGAGTGTATCCAGCCCAAATCCCTGTGCGGTCCTCGTTAAACTTTCCGTACTTCTCTGCAATTTCTAGAAGAGCCTTAGCGAGATCTTGCTCTTCGGCAACGATAATACCTGCTGCCGTAAGTGCTTCTTGCTGCTGCACTTGAAATGCTTCGTAGCCGCCCATAACAACGTGGCAGTGGTGGCATGCGCAGTCATCATCGCATAGGCAGACTCCTCCGTCACTTGAAGGACACGCGCATTCTCCATCGATGCACAGAGGGCAGCCATCTACGCCATTGATAAGCTGCTCAGGCATGTCTACACTTATAGGTTGCCCGATGTCAGATTTCCCTAAGCCGTCCGCCTGCGTTGGAGAAAGATAAGATGTTAACTTCCAACGTAGCTTCTTGTGCTCATCATCACGGCCTGCAAGATAATCTGCAATCCCTTGCTCGTCAAGATCTGATGCAAGCTTAAACGCTGTGTTGATTGACTCAATAATAATATTGTTTGCTTCTAGCAAGTCCTGGCACATTAGCAACGCGTCAGATCCTACATCAGCAGCAGAAATTGTAGACAGGTTAAGGAACTCGTCAAGACGGTAAGGAGCGAGCGCACCCATCTTGCGGATGTTCTCTGCAACGGGGTCAAACTGCGCAAGTAAGTCTTCGTAGATCTCTTCAAAGAAGTCATGGAACTGTGAGAAGTCACGGCCTGTAACATTCCAGTGATGTCCGTGCGCCTTAGTGTACATAACAACGTTGTCTCCTAGAAGACGAGCAAGAGCTTCTACAAGCTCTGGCTTTTCTACGCGCATGTTGTGATTCATCCCTATGCTCCTTCTACTGCCTTGTCAATAAGTTCAGAAATATCGTCTGCAGCGGGAGCTGCTGGAGTCTCTGCAGGTTCAGGCGCGGGTGCAGGTGCGCCTTGCTGGTCTAGAATCTGCTGCACCTCGGGAGGCACTGGCGCAACTGAGTCTGCCTGCTGCGCTTCGCGAACACTCTTCATCACTTCAGGTGCGATAGCAGCAATCATTGCTTGAGTCAGCTCTGGCGAGATAGCGCCCTTTTCAATCATCATGCGAATTGCAATTTCCTTAGCGTCTGGAGCGTCTTGATTTGAGAAGCCGTGAGCGTGGCGCCATGTCTCATAAGAAATTGCCATCTTGTCAAAGCCTGAATCAGCATCAGCCGCGCGGTCGTTACGAGTAGCAACCTGTGAAGGGTCGTACCAAACAACAATCTTCTTTACATCTTCTTCAGTGAAGCCAGAAGCGATGAGCGCTGGTCGTAGGTAAACAACTGTGAGCGCATCAGCAATCAAAAGCATCAATGGTTCAATGTGAGCCTTGTATAGAGACTCATCAATTTGAAGGGCGTTAGAGTACTTAACGTTTGCTAAGCCAGTAACAATATCCTTAGGAACGTCAAGCCCCTGGAGAATACGCTCGAGGACACGATCTGCGCGTTGTGCAAGTGCAGGGTCGAATGAACGTTCAAACTTAAACTGCTTAATCTTGTCGCCAAGCTCTGCAGGTCCGCGAATAATAAGTGGAACTACCGCGCTCGCTGAGTCCTCATCACGAATAGGAGTAGTCATCGCATCGATAAGCTGATCCTCAAACTCGTCCTCTGCCTCTTCAACAGTAAGACCTGGATTAAGATCATTCTCATCATCGTAAGGATAATCTGGATCAGGAGACCCAGCAACACTAAGTCCGTCTGGCAAGTAGAGTGCCCCTGCGTTAAGACGTGAACGAGTAGTAGCTCGGAACGTACGATTAAGCAAAAGTAACTCTGCGCAAAGATCTAGGAGACCGCGTAATGATGAGTCTGCTTCTTCAGAGTAGCGTGGGTGAGCTCTCCAGATACGTCCAACAAACGCAGACTTTGGGAGCTGAACAACATTCATTCCAGTGCGTCCGCCACTTGCTAAGTCGCGGCGCGGAACGATAACGTAGTTGTTGCGCGCGTCAACCTGCAGTTCGTCTGTAGATCTAATGTCCCATGACTCTGCAACACCTGAGCCTGGGCGAGCTGGGAACTGAACAAGATAGCACTCACCTGATACAACAAGGTTAAGGGCTGCGTCCTTTAAGAGGCCAGCTTGTCCGCCATACGCGGAGTCTAAGCGCGCGAGTGCGCGCTCTGCTGCAGCTGCTAAGCGCTCGTCAATAAGACTACTTTTAGTAACGTTTACTGGAGATTCAGAGGGGTTGTCAACTGCCGCTGCATATAGACGAATACGTGAAACAACAGAGCCGACTAAGTTAAATGCGTACTTGATTTCTCCGATAGCGTCGTAGTACTCCCACGCTTCGCCTTGCCAGTCGGTAGACCCTCCTGCGCGGCGCTGCTTGAAGTATTCAACCTCGCCTTTATCATTAAGTTTAATTTGAGTTGCAGCAGCTGTTAATGCTCGCGGAGTTGAGTATGCAACAGGTTGCGCTTGGCTAGACATAGGGTCAATGTTAAATGACGTAGGAGCCTGGGGCGCGGTTGCTCGCGGCGCAGCTCTACGCTGCGCGCGGTTACCGCTTGAGCGTGAGTTACTATCACGCTTAAATACAGCCACGCTATACTCCTCGTCTTTGGTTAACGGAACTCTTAGACATGGTTAGTTGTCTAATCGTGCGGTTATAAGGCTTGATACTGCCGACAAGGCGAATATACACCCAACGAGCAAAGTCAGAGTTGGAAAAGCGACGTAAAAAAGAATGACTGGGAGCGCAACCCACATGGACACACACCATTCACATGTAAATAGGAATCCTAGGTAGGAGGACTCCGGTGGGAACTTCTCCCAGAATACCTTGCGAACCGGAGCAAAAATCTCGTCTAGTATGATGAGTCGTGTGACTCTAAACACCGCAAGGGAGAGGATAATGAAATTCAGGACAGACATTGCCTGAATATGCGCAAATGGATCAAACGCGAGTATCTGTGTATTTGTCATGTTGTTGGGTCCTTTATCGAGTCCATCGTTTGGTACGGGCTCCAGGAGCGAAGGCGTGATCCGCAGTTGCACCCTTTGACGTACTTAAACGCGATGATCTTTCCAGAGCGGGTAATTGCCTGGGAGTCATCTGATTTATTTCCGGACCAGTTTAGCCCGGAATCTTGTAGCCTTTCAGAGAAGATAAGTCGTGGTCCTGTGTGGTGATCTGCTGCAACAAGGAGGACCTGTGATTCGTCGTCCTCGAGAATAACAAGACGTACCTTCTCGAGATAACGAGCGCCAGTATAGACTGAATGAGCAGAAGAGGAAACGAGTACACCTTTGAAGTCATCAGTGATGCCAGGAGGGACAACCGTGATGTTAGCGGGAAATAGGTCATGACGTACTCTCATAGGAGCGCCTTATCTACGCGACGTTTCATCGCGCGATAGGTAACCCCTGACGCGCGGGCAAGCTCTGACACTGTAACACCCTTTAGATAAAGTTCTCCTGCTATGACGGTTAGTTCATTATTCGCGGTGAAAGAAGCAGACGAGGCGGTTGTTCGTGAGCGGTAGCGCCGAGCAAGAGGAGACAGCCGCGCAATACGCAACTGCTCATCATGTGGAATACCTGGGCTCTTTGGGCGCTGTCTTACATGGCGGGGCTTCTTCACAGGAGGCGTAGGGGTCGCGGTGATAAACTGCTGGCGATTGATTTCCTTAACCACCCAGGAGCGAATCGTGCTGCGGCGCTTGGCGGGTGTAAACGCATCGGCAATAGACTGCAAGGTCCAGCCAGCCTCGTGTAGATCTTGGACGCGGCTCCACAATTGATCCTTCACAAGCGTAGCAAGGAACTCTTGCTCGCTCTTTGGAAGATTGGGTGTATGCGCCATAGTGAAACTATATCATCTTCGAAGACGCTTATGTACAAATTGCGGTGATAAGATGATGTACAATTCGAAGAATCGGTACCTTATGGTTAAGTGCCTTGGACGTGAGAATGGGTAGTTGGTTAGTTGAGACAGTTCGTCAAGTGTCTCGAGCGTTTTTTCTTTACAGAATATATTTTTTCAGAATTTGTGCTGAGAAGGGACATAAAATAAAAGAAGACCACCTGCTATGAGGTGGCCTTCTATTATTTTTACTTATGCAATGATGTTTACGTTTGGGTCTCCAGCAAAGATGCTAATGAATGTTACTTCATCTACACTCTTGTCTGTGACGTCCAATCCTTTGTCCTGTTGGAATTGGTTGATTGACATCATGGTGAGTTCACCTAGCCAACCATCACGATCTCCAACGACATCCTTATAGCCAAGCTCTTCAAGACGACGTTGTATGTGATGGATAGTCAGTGACTTGCGCTCATACTTATTTTCGTATACACATTTGCTTAGGTACACGTCGTCTGAGCTACCCGTAACTGCCGCATTAGCTGCAGCAGGTTGTGGCTGTGGTTCCTCAACAGGAATTGGTTCAGGCATTGGCTCGGGCTCTACTGGTGCTGGTGTAGGTTCTTCTACAATAGCAATAGGCTCCTCAACCTCGACCGTAACCGCAACCTCTTCAGGAGCTGTTACCTCTTCGATGTTTTCATTTTCCATAGGCTTATATTAATCCTAACCTTTTGTTGTCGACTTAGGGAATTGCTTCTCCCATTTAGTAATGAGATGCTCACCCGCAGTGCCGTCGTAGGCATTGGGCCCTAAGCCCCATGATGACCAGTCCGTACCACCTTCGGTCATGTAATACACGACCTGAACGTTAGTAACTGGGTCGAATAGATCCGTATGCTTTCGCACACCGAACTTCTCATTAAATAGAGCTATACGATCTTTGCCCAAGCTACCAATCATGTTAACTTGGAAGATACCGTATGAGTTATCGCCTGTGCTTATTGTATCGTTGTGAGCTACTGGACGGCCGTTAGATTCCTTCATGGCGACAGCCCAGGCAGTCCGCAAGGATTTGCCTTTGAATCCTACCGTAGACAAGAGCTCAATAAGCTCGTCGTTAGTAAGAGTCTTTGCACCTCTGAATTTGTCCAGAGGATCTACTACAACTGCCGGTGCCTTCGCAACTACAGGTGTAGGTATTACTTCAATTGCATTAGCAGCTACAGTAGCTACCGTTGCAACACCAATTGTTAGAGCCGTAATATAGGCTACGGTCGACATTGCTATGGCACGTGTTGTGATTTGCAACGCTAGTTCGCCTCCTTAGGTCGGGGATGGGACAACCCAATGAAACGTTCTCATTGAGCTTCTTGCTACCGCTATGCTTCTCAGATTTGTGTCTGTCCTCTACCGCTTGCATAGGGCCGGAGATAAGAAGGGATGACATTGTCGGTCCTTTCGTCTCTCCGTAGTAGGTTATTTACCTGGGGTTAACTATACCACATATAAAGTGAAACAGGCACCCGTAGGTGCCTGTCCCACTGTAATTTATGTTACTCCTTCATAGAGAGGAGTGCCAGCGTTACTGAGGCTAATCCCAAGGGCAAGAGGGTTTCCCCACTCGTAGAGGTGATGAGCGCCAGAACGACGGTTAGTACCGCGAGGCTTAAGGCTGCTAGTGCAAGCCAAGCTACCTCACGTAGATAATTCAGTACGCTACCCATTGTTACTTAGCCTTACGGGTTTTACCCTTAAGTCTATCGGAAGTATTACGGATAGGAGTCCCTGAGTCTGCGATGAGCTTACGAGCCTTACCGTAAGTAATCCCTAGCTCTTGAGCTACTTCTACTACTGATTTACCTGCTGTGTAAAGTGATGCTGCTTGTACTGGTGTCACTGTTGACATCGGTATTCCTCTTTTCGTTGTTTGTTTTGTGCTGGTAGTTCTAAGCTGGTAAGCGCACAATTACTTACCCGCTTCTGTAAGCAGACGCTACTGCTTAAGATTTAGTGGCCTTTTCAGGCTTTGGTGGAGTTTTGCCATGAACGTTGCAAAGTGACTTTCCACCCCAAGGTCCACGAGGTTTGATGTTGTCATCGCAATCGGTACCGTAGTTATGAAGATAGCACTTAGCTCTCGGCTGAGTATTTGGTAGTGCATTAGTAAGAGCTACCAATGCTCGCTTGAACACAGTTGTTTTTACCTCAAGCGCACCGTCTGCATTATGGCATGAAAGGCATAAGTACTCATTACGACGGTGGGCTGGGTCCCGCACAGCCTTTGGCGCTCCGCACTTGTCACAAGGTTGAGTCCGCTTGACACCACGAGTAAGCGTGCGGTAGTCAGTAGCGCACACAAGTGCATCACCAAAAGCATAGAGCAAGACATCAGTCTCGCCGCAGATAGGGCAGACCCCGCGAAGGTACTGCTGCTCGCGTTGGTTAGTTCCTTGCGTCATTTATCCTCCAGTGTTAGGTAGACTATAATCCTTCTACCTCTACTTGTAAAATTAGTTTTTCTTTGGGCCTACAACTCCAAGAAGAGATGCTGGCTGGTTCTTGCGAAGTGCACGAAGGTTACCGAACTCTTCCTTCGCGATGTACTCGGTATGGCGTGAAAGAATCCACAGTGGGATTGCTCCTCCAGCCACAAGGAAGGCAGCCGCAAGAAAAGATGCGATGCCAGGAAGTATAAAGAATGTGTGAGCTGCGTACGGAATCCAAGCAAGAGCAAGGAGACGTAGAACTACTGTGTAACGGCGGTATCTATGTCCGCGGAATGTGCTGATTTTCATTTTGCGTCCTTTCGGTTAAAGTGCTTGCAACGATTCTTTTTTGCTCCTTGTGGTTTCTTTCCCCAACAGTACATGCATACCATTTTTAGTTCCCTTCGTCGTTTAGTGTACAGGATAATTATATCGGGATAATCAGGATAAGTAAACCTTAGCACCCGAATGCCTTACGGCATTCAGGCCCTAGGAAGAATGAACGGCTGACTGGGTCAGTGAGCTCAGCGCCACACTTACCGCAACAAGCGTAGTGCTCACCAAAGAGGCGAGCATACTTGTAAGGATGCGCGGCAATGATGTCCGCAACGATCTTTACATCAGTGGCAGGCATCTTGTCTCGGTTGAATCCACCAACTGAGCCAGTAAGGCGACGCATGTAGAGAACCTTCTCGTACTCACGAACCTCAACGAAGAGCAGGTCACCCGTAAGAGGTGTGTCCTGAAGTGGAGCAATGTCTAGCTCATCAACGGGGACTGCATACTTAGACTTTGGGATACTGCCCAAGGCACGCTGAAGCTCAGATGTAGACTCCGCTAGCTTAGGTAGACCAATCAACATCGAGATAACCGCGGAGGCTGAACGCTTAGTGATTGTGCTTAGCGCAGTGAATCGGTCGTCAACAAATTGCTGGATGATTGGGTCACCCGCAGGTAACTCGCGTGAATCAAGGAGCTCGCTGATGAATGCGATCTGCTTATCGCTTGCTGGAAACGTAGTACTCATGGACGAACTCCCCACCACTTAAGCCCACCAGTGTGAGCAACTGAACCTTCATAGGTAACTGCCCATGAACAAGCTTCATCATATGAGCGGCAGTCATGGAAGACTGGAGCCATACCGTAAAAGGTGTACATGTAGGTAACTGATGTACCGATTGGGTGCTTGACTGCTGTTGTCATTTTTACACCCAGTCCGCTCTGTGCGACTCGCACATGTTAGAAGGGTCTGTGTACAAAGCTGGCAGGTGATGCGCCTCTGCAAAGCATATGCCGCATTCAATTTTAAAGTTGATTTTTTGAGTCATTTTCGTCCCTTTCCGTGGTCGTTATAGTTAATTATAACAGGTAAATGGGGAAAATGGTACTACCTGACCTTAAATGTTCCCCCGCCGCGGAAGCTAGGCATACGTTTAGCCGCATGGCTCTTGGCCTTAATGGTTCCACCAACGAAACCCGCAGGTGGTTTGATAAGGAGGGCTGTGAGGGCGTGGACCAGGGCGTCGACTCGGTCTGGGGATTTACCCTCACCTGGAATCCAAGCGCACATCTGGGACTCGAGGTCGCCTAGATAGCCAACGTGGTGGACACGGTTCTGTTCGTAGGCAAGCGTGATTGGCTCAGCTCGAAGTGCTTTGCCGTATTTAGAGTGGACCTCAAGAACCTTTACAGTTGGGTCAATTGTGTTAATGGCGTTTCTCACCAAGGCACCGCCTTGGTTTACTTCGGCAACCACAGGGCAACCCCACTTGCGAGCCATAGCTACTACCTTGTTCGCCCAGACTTCTGGAGAGCCGTGGATGGAAGCATCCTCAAGCACCCAGCTGTTTCGTTTGTATAAGTCTCGTTCACCGGTTGAAGCTACCACGACAATGCCGCATTCATCTCTTGGATTCTCGGCTACAGATGGGTCAACGCCAATACACCGCAGAGGCGTGCCCATTGGCAACTGCATCTCACGGCCACGGTCGATGAGCTCCTGCGTCCAAAGAGCTCCTTCAACATCTGAAAGCATCTCGCCGTAGAGCTCTTGCGCAGCTAAGCGAGTTCCTTCGTACACTCCGACGATTGCATCGATGTACGCTTGAGAAAGGTTTCCGCTGTTGTCCAACGTAGAGCCTTTTGTAATAACTACCTTGCCAGTCTTCTCGGCTTCGGCTATGAGCTGATAGAGAAGCGGCACACGCTTGGGAGTTGTTGTAACCATAATCTTTGGATTCAGGCCAAGACGAGTACCAACTCGTAAGTTGTCAAAGGCTGTCATACCAGCCGCATCAGGAGTTTGTCGCCAAGCTGCAACTTCGTCTCCCCAAGCGTGAGTGAATTGCGGACCACGAAGAGAGTCTGGCTCATCAGCTGTAAAGCACGTTGCCGTATTGCCGTTAGGCCAAGTCAGTCTTCGCTTAGATGGTTCGTATAGCGGACGTTCGCTTGGCGGAGTTACATTGATAATTCCAGATTCGCCTTCAACGATTACGTCACGTACGTCAGCAGCTGTACGAGCTACCAACGCAAAACGGCGTTGACCAGTTGTTGTGTATTTAGCTTCTTCACGTACCCACTCCGCAGCTGTACGAGTCTTGCCAGCTCCGCGACCAGCGATGTAAGCCCAGATGTTCCAGTCTCCCGGTGGTGCTTGTTGCTCCGGACGTCCCCACACGGACCAGTCCCAAAGTAAGTTGTCTGGGTCGAAACCCGCAAGGATTTCGTTGCGCTGCTCCTCAGGGAGATGCGCGAGCTGTTCCATTATACTTTTAGCCATGTGTACTATAGTACATTAAAAAGAGAAAAGCTAGACGGTTAAGTCTAGCTTTTCTCCCGTTCCCATGCAAAATGTCTCGAGCAGATGGATTGGAGTACATCTGCGAGACACTCGGATTAGGGAATGCAAGTAACCCATCCGAGCAGGATTATTATATCATGAAAAAATCAAAACTTCGTCATGAATCTTTGAGACTACGCTTGCCCAAATTGCTGGAGTATGGTCGAATGGTTGATAGCCACCCGCGCCTCCGATAAGAACACGACCTTCCGCGTAGGCAGAAGCTATACGACCAACTGTCGCGGCTGCGTCTTCATATCCAGGATAATCAAACTGCAACGTAGATAAGGGATCTGATTTATGAGCGTCAGCTCCTGTAGCTACCAAGACAACATCTGGCTTTAGCTTATCCGCAAGCTGTTCGATTTCTCCCATAGCTCTACGGAACTCATCATCACCGCTTGCTGGGTCTAACGCCCAGTTGTAAACTCCTAGCTCCGGGAAGTGTCCCTTTAACCCAGTGCCTGGGAAGATTACAGAATCATGAATACTACATGTTGTTAAGCTCATAGTACCCATAAGTAAATTCTCAACGCCATCACCGTGATGCGCGTCCCAGTCGATGTACATAACCTTCATGCCGTTCTTCTGAAATTCACGTGCAGCCCAAGCCATATCGTTGAATACACAGAAACCAGATGAGTGGTCGTACTGCGCATGGTGCTTGGCTCCTTGCGGATTAAAGCCGACCGTAAGCTCTCCAGCTAACATCTTCTCAGTAAGACGAACAGTTCCCGTAAACATGTGCAAAGCTACTTGCCCCATGTGCTTATTGTCTGGACGCCACTGCCCGCTATGACCGCGGTCAAGAACATCAGAAACGTACTTCGCATCGTGAATAGACTCGACGCGTTCTCTATCTCCAGCTTGGATGTCTGGTTTGACGAGAACAATTTCTCGGTCCTCAGATAAAAGATCCGTAGCGTACTTAGCTCTAACTGGATTAGTTGGGTGTGAGCTACCTAACTCACCTAACTTCCAATCCAAATAGATATCGTCGTATGCGACGTGTAATTTGTTATTCACTTCTTGTTACGTCCTTTAATACTAAATAATCAACAAACTCTTTGTTGAGCAGTACCGCATCAGATCTCTTGTCCCGCATTAACTGAATAGCATCAGCAGCAGAGTATCCTTCAAGCATAAGTGCAAGACCCATCGTTAAGCTAGAACGGTTGATTCCAGCTTGGCAACGAATCAATACTCGCTTGCCAGACTTCCACGCTTGATGCGCAAAGGCAGCAGCTTCATGCAGCGCATCGAAGTCTACGTTTTCCTCGAGACCTGAGTCGTAAAACCCATAACGAAGTTCTTGCACGAACCAGTCAACTGGATTCGCCCAAGCGTAAAGAGTTACTACCGTATCGAAATCGTCTTTAGTGATAGCACGAGATGCATGAATGTTTGCCGCATCCTCAATCGTGTCGTCATCGTCTGTTCCACCAAGAAATAGTCCTGGAAGGATTTCACTCCATAGGGGGAAGTCCCAGTTAATATCGTGTACTGGTGCGTATGAAGCTTCAGACATTACTGCCCTCCGGTCATCACATTCCAGCACTTAGGGTGTGTACCAGAAATTAGTTGCTCGCGAATAGACACGTCAACATTAGGGAAAGCTTCCTGAACTAGCTTACCGAAATTCCACTCGAGGAATCCAATAGCTGGGACTTCTACAGTCCCTTGTTCGCCGCACATCCCGCAAACAGGAGTTGTGACTACATATGTTTCTTTTGATAGGTCTATTGACATTTTCTTATCCTTTCGTCGTTTTGATATATCTATTATATCAGGTAATATTACCCGCGAGTACCACTACTCTTCTTGTATGTACGTATGAATCTCTCCACCGGAGTAGATGTCATGCTTGATAGCTATCTCGATAGCTCGCCGTAAAAGCTTCTCGGCAGCCTCCGGAGTCTTAATCTTTTGGAAGCTAAGAGCTTCGAGAGCTCCGAGAGCTAAGTCCCCGCCACTACCGGAGTAGTAAACGTTCCTAGCTTCTCTGTCCCAGCTATAATCATTAAAAATTGGATACAGAACTCCACGAACCGAAACAATTAAGTTCGAATCATGCCAAGCTGCATCGCCGTCTTCTTTACCTTCAAAGCCGGCGTCAACAAATGCTTTACGAAGTGACGGTATGAATTTTTTTGTCATAAAAACGTCTAGGTCTTCGCTACGAGTAGGAGTTGGAGGCTTCCAACCGAACTGCGCAATGTTGCCACCGCGAGAAGCGCCAGACACAGCAATGAGAACTCCATTGTTGTCTACGATTTTGTGGGTAGCTAAATCCATGAAGCGACCGTCTTCGTCAGATGCACGAGAGTCACAGCCGATGACTGACCAGCCATCACCTTGAATTGCCGCAAGCGTAGTCATGATTCTCCCCAGATCTGGCCCAAGCGCCTAGGAAAACTGTATCCTAAACGCTTGGGTTACGTCTATTAGACGAGATCTATAATTGAGATTGGCACTGTTACGTTGGAAGATTCAATCTCACGTGTGACTGGGTTTACCCTCGCGAATCTACCCATAGGTGTCTCGAGTCGAACTGTAACCTTTGTACGGTTCTTCCCTGAGATTGTGGCATACTGCCCAACCATGTAACGAGTTCCTGTAGACTCGTTGAACCGTACACGCGCACCAATGTTGTAGTCATTGATGGTAAGTGCGGCACGTGCCTTTGTGGCGCGTGAATCAACGGCGTCCTTAATCTTGCCAAGGTCTGAGTCCAATGAACCAGAGTTGATGGCGTCAAGAATTTCCTGAGTGTTCATCCTATTTCCTTTCGTCGTTAGGATAATTATATCAGGTTTATCCGTCAACCTCTGCTCTAAAGTACTGGATTCCATCAGCTTTTTGTTTTTCGTCCTCTACCCATGGTAGACGGGTTCGACTGATGTCGAGGAGGCTGTTGGTGAAAGCTACGGCAGTCTTCTTGGCAGCTCCAAGAGAAGTGTGGGCCGCATAGCGAGACTCGCCAGAAGCAAGGTCCTTTACGGTTACAAGCCAAGCTGCCTGTGGAGCTTTGTTCTTTAACAATGTAGCTACTACGCTCATTGGTTTTCCTTCCTAGTTATTGTCATTTGGGTCAAACCATCCTTCACGCGAATTAGTTTCGCCGCAAGCTGAGCACGTCCATGCTGCTTGCCACGTCGTAATCTTGTGAGAATACTCTTGCTCTGTCACGACGCTTTGTTCGTGCAAGCAGTCATCATTACCGCATTCGAGATCCATGTCTCCTTTGGTAGACGAGGAGAGGCTGATGGCGTCTCCTTCGTAGTACGAATCGCTCATTAGTCGAGAGCCAGCGCGTCACACACAGGCAATGCATGTTGGCGCCATTGCTGGATAACTCTGTCTACAGACTCGGCGTAGCCAACCTGCTCCTTCAAAACAAGTAACACCGCATAGTCTGTCAGCGCTGTGTTCTTAGCTACCACACAGACATCAGTCGGGCGAGAGCAGGATTCACAGAGACTCATGAAGCCTCCGCATGAAGTGGCTTTGCTGAGCGGAACTTAACAAGAATGTCAGAGACTTTATGAGCTTCCTCGAACAATCCGAGAGATTCATAAGTAGACTTCTGCTTGCCAAGAGAAGCTAGGATGACAGATAGATCAGCGTCATCGATTTTAATGTCGTACTGCATGGTGTGTCCTTTCGTCATTAAGTAAATTATATCAGGTCAGGTGAGCTTTTCGTCCAGCTCTACAAATTTAGTTGCCCATTTGGTTAGGGCTGCTTCACTTCTGTTCTTGTGATGACCGCACAGGTAAATCTCGCCGTTGACGCCGACAATCTTCCACACTGCACGAGCAACGCGGCATGAGTCACATTCAACCCAACCGGAGAAAGTTTCTTTGGCTTCTTCCTCAACAAGCTGAATTTCTTCTTCCAAAATCGACTCCATGACTCTCCTTTGTTAGAATTAAACTATCACGCTTACAGAGAGAAGACCAGAGCAGCGAGCTGCCCTGGCCTCTCCTCCGCATTAAGCTGAGTAAGCGATTGTGTAACCTTTGTCAAGCTTTGATTGGATCTTGTCCATCGCTGCCCAACGAGCACTTTGCGCACTTGTGAAGCTTTTTACCTGGCGTTGGCGAGCTGGCTTTTCTGCCATTCCCCACACTGCGATAAGAGAATTTCCATCAACTGAAAGTTCGTAAACTTTCTTCTTGCCAATAGCTCCGCGGTTTCCGTCGGATGCTTTTACTAGGCACCATTTTGTTTGCATTTTCTTCCTTCCGTCGTTTTCACCGGTTGTGGTGATAAGCTAATTATATCAGGTAAATCAGGAAGATAGTGCCATACCCACCAGTAACTTAGCTGGTGGTACCCTACTGGTGAGTAGGGTACCCGCAACTTGAGGATTACTCTGGGTATGTACTGAGGAAGAACTTTTGAAGATCTTCATCAACCCAGAAGCCTCTGTAGAAGACTAGGGGAGAATCATCTGTCATCAAGAGATCTTGAAACCACTGTTCTGTGGATTCATCTACTGAGTCTGCTGCTATGTAGTCTATGCCTTCAATTTCTACATAGCCACCCGCATCTATGAAGTGATAGGTGTTATCTGGGTATCTGAATACTAATATCTGACCGTCTGCATTTACTTCAACAACCTCTGCTTGATCTACCTTTACTGATGGATCAATTGGGTAGTCTTGGAATATAGACTGTCTGTCTATCCACATTTGTAGGGGTTCTGTCTTTGAGTTTTTAAACAACTCATGAAGTTTTTGTGAAGGTGTGAGTGTAGTGTCTTGTGAGACCTTTACCGCATCTTGGTATGTAGGGTACATTAGAGGTTCCAATCATTAGTAGTTGTTGTTAGTACTATTATATCATATATTTAATATAATAGTTAACAATTGAAGGTAACCCTCTGGGGAGGGAGGGTTACCCGCAACTTAAGATTTAGAAGGTTTTTAGATAATCTAGGATTTCTTGGATCTTTGGGTCTGCTTTTAGGTGACTTAGGTATGGTGGATTTACTGAAATGTGACCGTAATTTTCTACTCTGAGAAATAGATCTGAGGATAAGATAGGTGTATTAGTAGACCCGGAGATTTGAGATTGGAAGCCTGCTTTCTTCATTACTTTATTAGCTTCTTTACTTGGGGTCTTATTGGTAAGGATCATTTCAACTAGAGTTCTGTGAAGTGGGTTGTTGAAGTCTACTGGGGTGTGGATAACATTTGTGCTTTGGTAGAATGTAACTATCATTTTGGGTTCCAATCATTAGTGGTTAATAAGATAATTATATCATATATTTAATATAATAGTTAACAACTACTCATCATCCCAGAGCTCGGACCGGAGTGCCGCTTCATATAGATCACCCCGGTAGGAATTTGAACCGAAGGAGATGTCCTCCTCCATGAGCTTGTTCAGGGAAAGGACTGCGGTATGACCCTCAGCCTCGAACATGATGACCAGCTTTATATCAGACTCATTCGCGTCATCAACTACCGCAACTTTAAAAGGTAACCCAGCTACTCCATTGCGATGATGGTCCGCATCAACAATCTGAAGTTTGTTTGGATCTAAGCTCATTTCTTTTCTTCCCTCTCAGGTCTGCGATCTGATATCTCGTGAGCCAGGACGTCTTTTCCATGTTTATGAAGCCAGTCCTTTGCGATGTCCTCATTTATAAACTGACCGAGCCACTTGCCATCAGCATCATACACATTCACAAGCTCATACAGCGGGTTACTCATTGTTAGGTCGATTCTCTCTTTTAATAGTCTTGTACGCTTTGCTTCGTCCAGTTTTAGTTTCCTTATAACCGTAACGAGTAAAGCGAAATTGTATTGCCCCATGAGTAATACCAAGAAGCTTCGCAAGACGATAAACGCTTACACCTTGCTGAGTGTGAGCTTCCCAGAGGAGAGCCGTATACTCTTCAGCTTCAGTTCTTCCTTTTGTATGGTCCCAACGAATTGATTGTGCGATTGGCTGTAATTCTTTTAGTCGAGCAAGAGTCTCCGGTTTTGGATCTACCTGCACTGCTCCGGAGTACAATATAACTTCTTGAGTTGGTAGCTCTGGGACAGGGTAACTGCCTGGAGCTTGCTGCACGAGGTACACCAGCTCTGGGATAGCTTTAGTTTCAAGTTGACGCACGCGCTCGCGTGTAACTCCTAATGAGTCCGCAACAGCTTGAAGTGTCCAGCCACTACTTCTAAGAGCGTAGATATACGCCGAACGTATTTCTCTTTCCTTTACAGGAATAAGACCCAAGGCAGTCGTAACTACATCAGGTAGCTTGAGATGTTGGCGCTGCGTTACCAAAGACTTCTTGTAGACTTTTTTCATTAGTTATGATTCAAAAAGTCTTCAATAGCTTGGTCGATAGCGTCCTTCACTGATTCGGAAAGCTTTGCTAGCTCTTCGAAAGAGAATGTTCGCTCTGTCATTTCTTCAAGGTCCTCAACTGAGAGACTTGAAACGTAAACCATTTTGCTTTTAGTCACGGTAGTCCTTTCGTCGTTTGTTTGTTTGTTAATTATATCATGTTACGCTAGAGAATGTACACGCATTTGGTGCTCAACAGTAGCAAGCGCTACAGTTGAGTTTCCACCGACGTTCCAGTGCATTAGCTCATCAAGGGCTGGAGTCCCAAGTTCATATCGCTTCCAGTCGTAGATAGTTGCGACAGTTCCGTCTTCAAATTTTAGACACCATTCAACAGTAACCTTGTCACCTTCACCATAGTACTCAGGTTCACCGAAAACTTCGATGAGCTTGCGCATAGTGGTTTCAGTGTACCCTTGTAGCGAGGTTCCGTCCGCCGCACCGAGATCTTTTGTAAATTGCATTTTGGTTCCTTTCGTCGTTGTTAAGTTAATTATATCATATTATATCATATAAGTATGACAAGTAAGGGCGCCTTTCGGCGCCCCCACCCTCTCTAGTCTTCTATGTCTTGGATTGACTCGTTTAGAAGCTCTGTGAACTTTGTGCGGAACTCTTCGACTGCCGTGTGAATTACAGCCTCGATGTCGAGAGACTTTAAGAAGTCTTCGATTTCAACTTCGTCTGCGAGGCTGAACATTTCTTCCTTAATGAGAAACTTTAGCTCACCATCAGCGTCGCGGTCTGCCGCGTCAATGATCTGTTGCACTGCGTTCTCACCGAGCGAGATGCTGTTTGTCATGCTGGTCATTTGGATCTCCAATCCGTAGGTGTTGTTAGGTTAATTATATCATGGTTTTTAATAAATGCCTACGCGAAACGCGCGGCATGCAGAGCAGAGGCCGCGCGGACGCGATGTTTTATTTGAACGTGTCGACGTCGATTTGAGTTTCGAGGTTATACGAAAGTTCGGCGAAGTCAGTGTAGAGAGCGTAGACGTCGTTGTCGATAGTGATGAAGTTATTTTCGGTGTCGTCGAATTCGTCGAAGCCGGAATGGCCGATGAAGTGGTCAAGATGTTCGGCAGGGATGTTCAGGATTTGATAATCGTTGTAGCCGGCATTGACGGTGGAAACGAGTGTGATAGGCGAGTTAGGAAAGCGTTCGGCAAGAAATTGTAGAGCTACGGCGACGCAGAAAGCGTCGTTGAGCTTGACGTCGTGATTTGAGAGTGCAGGAATGTTCGCAGTTGTTTGTGCGAAATCGTTTGCGTTTTGCATGAAAGGCCCCAATCGAATTTTCGTATTACGTATTTCGTAATAAATGAATTATATCATGTTTATAATAAAAATATTACAAAAAGCCAGAGCGCTTTCGCGCCCTGGCCTCTCGCAACTACTTACTTTATTTCGCCATCTTCGTAATCTGGAAAAATCTCTGAGAGACTTTGGTAGAATTTTTTAGAAGGTGAAGCGGTAAGCTTAATTGTTGGCCAGCCAGTCGCGCCGTTCGCGCCTTTCAAAACCTCAACTGAAATTACTCCATCGATTCCTAGGAGATTTTCAACTGTTTGGTCTAGGCTGATCTCTTCAGTGACCACGTCGAATTCATACATCTTCATCTTGAGCTCCAATCAACTTATAACGTAATTCGTTATAAGTTAATTATATCATGTTTTTAGGAGCAAAGCCGGTACTTAGCCGCTTTTCTAGCTCCTGCATCTTTTCAACGACCGCAATGTCCCAGTTAACATCTGTCCGGCATTTCGGGCAGTACTCTGGCCAGAAATCATCTGGAGTAGACGTGTCGATGATGACGGTGGACTCACCGCAGAAGAGCTCAGGACTTTGATCTCTAAAAAGAAACCAGTTAAGACGCTGGTCATTTGTTAAAGAGTTCCACGGACGCCCTGGACCTTTACAGTCAAGAGTCATAAGTACTGGTAGCTCGCTCATGCGATTTCCAAATCAGGAAACCACTTGATAATTGTTTGGAGTAGGTGGTCGTAATCTCCACTGGTCATTTCCTCGGTGAAGGCCGCAACCTCGTCGTGGCGTCCGAGCTTTTGAAGTTCTTTGCGCCCTAGCGCGATGATGGCAAACGCATTGCCATCGGTAAGCATGATTCCCATGATGTCTCCTAGTCTTCCCACTCAGTGATGTACTGTGCTTCAATCTCGGTCTTCTTTAGTCCGATGCGCACCATGTTCATAGCTCTAGTGATGTCCGCACGTGAGCGAGCTCTGAACTTATGTAAACGTTCTCCGGTAGGTACGTCTATGATTTCCCAGATGCCTTTAGTGACTTCGTTCTTTGCCATAATCGTCCTTCCGTCGTTTGTAATTATAGACGCGGCAGGAGCTGGGATTGTTTCGGAGCCTGCGCAGTAGCACTCTTTCGTTTGACCACCAGTACTTCCCTGCCGCGTTGGTTTAATTATATCAGGTTACTCTGTCTCGATATACACGGTCTTACCGTGTTTCGTGATGATGTCCTCGAACTTGTCGCCTTCAATAGACTCAGGCTCTAGGCCTTCCGGCAAGTCTGATTCCTTGAGTACGAATACGTAGTCCGCATCCGAGCCAACCCACCAGTCACCGTTAGGTGACGCATACCATACTCGTTCTGTAGCCATGGGTTAACCCACCTGGAACGCATCGCAATAGCGACATTGGTACCAGTCGCCAAGCTTTGAGTCTTCTACGAACTCGTGGATGTAGTCGTGTTGAGCATCAGTGGCGCAGAATACATCGTCACCGCGCCGTATAAAGCTACGTGCCTTGGTTTGCATATCCTTATCCTTCCGTCGTTTGTGGTTCAATTATATCAGGTTATACTGCTTTTGGACCACATCAGCGACCGAACGGTAAGCCTTGTCCAGCTTGGACTGGATGGTTGCCCATAGGGAGTCGTATGTTCCACCTTCTGAGAGGGACTGAGTCCACTTAGACGCCACCGCAACCGTAGCTGCTGATGTTCCCAGCACAAGGGTGCTTGACCCGTCAAGCAAAGTCGTGTTGTGACGACCTAAAGCGTAGAGATCTAACTCCGCGCCTCCGTTAGAATTTGGCATGATTGGATAGACCCAACCGGTGACTGCACGAATCGTGTAGCGCGTATCCGTTGCTCCTACCGTAATTGCTTCTGGTATGCATGCCGGATAGTCAACTTTGGTTTGGTTCGAACGGTTGCCCGCTGCTGTGAACACACCGATGTTGCTCGCCTTAAGCTCTACAATACGAGACTGCAGTGGAGTTTCAATAGGACATGCCGCTTCTTTATACGCCCGTCCCATAGAGATAGAGACCGCGCCGACATTTAGTCGAGCTGAGTTAGCTGCAACCCAATCAAGTGCAAGCTGCACCGCCTTAGTTGTGTAGGTATTGGCAAAGCCTTTGTCCGACTTGCCGATGATACGAATAAGCACGAACTGCGTTGAAGGGTTAACCGCACTAGCAACCGATGCCATCTGCGTGCCGTGATTGAATGTCCTGTCCTTAGCTGCATCCGTTGCCGCCAGTGCTGCTGCACCTGGGCCAGTCATTGATGCTTGCCCGTTAGGACACTTACCGAACTCGATAAAGCATGCCTCATCAATTACCTTGCCCGCTAAGAATGGGAGCTGCGTGTTGAACCCAGAGTCGATGATGACTAGAGTCTTTGGCTGTGTTGCCTGTGCTGATGGAGTCAGCCCTGCCGCAAGAGCAAGAATGATTCCGGTGATTGCTAGTTTGGTTTTCATGTTCGTCCTTTGTTTGTCGTTTTGTCATTGAGTTAGCTCCGGTGCGGGTTTGTCTTTGACGGAAGAGTTCCCGCACCGGAATATTGTTTACGCCGCGTTCCTGCGACCGATCTTTGATAGAGCTTCCGCTGCTGCTTGACCAATAGTCACCGCTGCTTCTGCTGGGTCATTTACCTTTGATAGAACTACCGCAGACGTCCCTGCAGTGAGTCTGTCTGCGTAGCCACTACGCTCGTACTTATCGAACGGTAGCCACAGGATTGCAACTCCTGCCTTATCACTTTCACGCATCCAGAACTTTGCTCGCTCTGCCTCTGCATCTGTGTAGCAACCATCACTCACAACTACGAGTAGACGAGCGCCAGTTCCATGCAGAAGATTTAGAGAACCATCGAGTGCCTTGAACGCCTTATCGAACTTTTCAGTTCCATCAGGAGCAGTGTAGACATTAACCTTGTCAAGGTGCTGACCTGGCTTAAGTGTAGGGAATACATCTTCGCCATAGTAGACCATAGCAGTCTGCGCTTGAACACGTCGACCTGCTTCAGACATTGCCCATGCAGTGACTGCCATAGGATTCATAGCTGACGCCATAGAACCTGAAATGTCTACCATCACACCAATCTTGAGTGTTGGGTCATCTGTGTGCTTGCGAACTGTACGCTTCCAAGGTTGCGCATGTGACATTGAACCTTGAGCGCGATACGCAGCTTCCTGAACCATAGCACGAGTGCGTAAACGTCCTGGAGGAAGAATACTTGAGATCTCATGCTCATCGCGTTCACGATACTTTGCACGTTCTAAAAGATTCGCGATCTTAACTGCTGCTGCACGCTCTGAAGGAAGTGGGTCACGAATTTCCGAGAGACGTGAACGACTGCCTGTAGTGACTCCCATTTCGGAAGTTGTTTTAGCGAAGACATCATTGGCTACCTTCTTGTGTTCCTTCTGCTGACTCGCAGCTTGTGAACGCATGTCGACAACCTTCTGCCAATCTTCTTTTTGCTCTTGGTCTTCAACGTCATCGCCAACAGCGATTGCAACATTACCTGCAGCCTCATCAAGAGCTTCCTTAATGTCTTCGATGATTCCATCAACGATGACAAGGATCTCTGAACCAGGACCTCCTGGAGTTGGCTTCTCTGGTTCACCACGCTCGGTGGCAAGATCAGCAAGAAGCTTTTCCCACTCGCGAGCAAGTGCATAGAGGTTGCGTGGGTCTGTGTGATTATCATGCGCTTGGAAGCGCACCCAGATATCGCGCAAGCTTGCGTAGACTTCATTGCCAAGGAAGTCTATGACGATAGCTTTGATCTCTTCAACATCAGCATTGTCAAGTGAACCTGCATCTGCGCGAGCGCAGGTAAGAGCTGCAAGTCCCGCAACTGCGCGAACACCATGAGCTAGGTGCTCATCTGCGGACGCATTGATGTCATGTAGAACGATTTCCAACGCGCAAGCGCGAAGGAAGACTCTGTTGTTTGGGAAGTTCACGACACCATGATGCTCGATTCGTGATTCCTCGAGAGACATAAGGGCTCTGTACTCATTCATTGAAAGTTCTTCAAGAGCCTTCTCAAGATTGTAGCGTGAGTAGCGAGCATGTAGTGCCTCATGGAAGATGGCGCCTGCAGCTTTTGGCCAGTCGAAAAGTGTGTCTCGGTTACGAAGATCACCGATAATTGATGGCGACGTCCCAGCTCCGAACGCAATATCGACATTGACCTCTACCTCAGCCACGGGTGGGTTGAAGCAAGCTGGGGTTGGTCCTCCAGCTCCAGGTCCTACGTATGCAACGATGTCTGAGCGTCCTGCCCATGTATTGACAAGATCGCCAATCTGTGCGCCAACCGGGAGCCACTCTTCTGGAGTGCGCTCCGCGCGTGTAGCGGAATGCTTAATGTGTGCCATGTCTATCCTTCCGTCATTGATTGATGGGTTAATTATATCAGGTAAAGAGGGGTCCTAGGCACCCACACCCAGAACCCCTCCGGCCCACAGCCAAGATTAGATCTTAGCTGGTTGGCAACCTTCACCGTAGACTCGAGTGAACACATCCGCAACGACGGGGCGGTCCAGTTCTGGAGCTGCTGCGATGATGTTCGCAATTGCGAACTTGGTGCCAAATGTCTTGGCGATGTCACGGAATGCGAGTAGTTCACGCATCTGTGGGCACCAGCCAGTTTCACCTGATTGTTGGCGACGTGACAAGTTCTGTGCAACTGTCACAATCTGCTGAGGTGCGCCAAGCTTCTTGGCAAGCACCCAGTCTGTAGTCATCTCTGCTTGCACAATGAAGCGAGATAGAAGAGCTTCAGAGAGTCGAACTCCGGGAGCATTAGGATTGGTTGCTGCGATTACGTAGAACCCTTCCTTAGCTTTTACAGTTCCGCGCTCTGGGTTTGCAGTGACAGTGTACTCGCCACGACCATCCATGAGTCCGTATACACCTGCCATGACCTTAGGGTCGACAAGTCCAGCTTCGTCAATGAAGAATGGTCTGCCTTCTTCGGCAGCTTGCAGCAGTGGGCCATCGACCCACTCAAAGCCGCCTGTAGGCGTTTGCACATAACCACCAATGAAGTCTGATAGTTCTGTGTCACCAGTTCCGAGAACTGTAATTACTTCTGAACCGAACGCAGCTTCAACGAGTGCAGTCTTGCCACAACCGGGAGCTCCGTACAGAAGAATGTACTGTTGATTCTTGCGAGCTTCACGAAGGACCATGACATCGTCGTGGTCTCCCCACTTACGCGCATGGTACTTGTCGCCATTAGGGCGCTTGTAAGTAGAGTCTTCCCCTACTAATGCATCTGCTGGTATCACTGGGACAACCTTTGTCTTGGGTGTTGGACGATTGCCAACTTTACCCTGTGGTTGAACTAGTGAGTCGAGAGAAGCTGAGAGTTCATCGTTCACTTGCTGAGCTACAACAGTGAATATGCTGTCGCTTAAGTTTGGGTAGATCTTATTTAAAGATTCTACAAGTGCTGTTGTCATGTTCTTTGTCCTTTGTCGTTTGTGGGTGGGTGTTAATTAGGACACGAAGAGTGCTTCGCCGAACCCAAGGGAACGACGTACTCGCGTGATGCGTCCTAATACTTTGTAAGGAGTCTTTCCGGCACGAATGCCATCAAGGTCTTCAGCGGCAACCTCTACGTAAAGTGGTTGCTTATACATAATGTATCCGTATGTTGCAAGCTGGTTGAATGTTGAGCCCACCATGACAAGACGATCTGCGCCTAAGCGCATCGCATCTTCCTTGGTACGCTTCTGAAACACTCCGAACTCGTCAACGCTAGTTACGGGTAGTCCTGAATGCTTCCAACCTTTGCGAGGTTGTGATGCAGAGATCTGGCGTCGAAATACCATTGAAGGTACGTTCTTGCCAGTGGATGAGATTCCATCTGGAGTAATAAGAATCTGATATGTCTGGGTTCCATTGCGGAGCTCCATGTACATAGCTTTTCCTACTACCTTGTCTTTGTCTGACATGGGTTATTCCTTTCGTCGTTTGGGTGAATATGAGTTAATTATATCAGGTTGATTAGATGCTTCCGAACAGCTCTTGCGCTTCGCGCGAGATCTGCTGGAGAACGTTTTCATCATACGGGTGCTTTACAAGATTCCCTGATGCTGTAGCAGTAAGGTGAGTGTTGATCTTGAGAAGTCCTTGAGCGTCGAACTCAAGGGTAGCTCCAGCAAGATTGTTGTCAACATAACGCTTGAGTCCTTCAAGTGTCTTTAGGTCTTCTATATTGAGTTGCATGGGTGTTCCTTTCGTCTCGTGGGCTTTAATCTGTTCATCGGTTAAGTGTTCGCAACCTTCGTCGCATACGTAACAGCATTGGCAGCGAGAGTCGTTGAAGCACTCCTGACATTCAAAGTGCTCTGCGTACTGGTCGCATGTGTCGCATTCATAAATTGCCATTGGGTGTCCTTTCGTCGTTGGTATCAATTATATCAGGTTCTAGCAGTAGCAAACGCCACTGCTAGAAGGGGTCACGAAGCAGACGCCACAGACCTGAGCCTTTGGAGCTGGTGGAGTGTTGCGAGGTGTGGTAAGCCCAGAGGTTGTGAGCTTATTAGATACTGAGTAGTAACTACGACCCAGCTGCTTTGCGATGTCCTTGATAGGCATATTGCCAGCCTTGAGGGTTTCAAGGGTGCGGATTTCCGCCAGCGTCCATTCCTCATTGAGGTTAATGGCTGTAGCTAGTGAGAAGCCCTGGGCTTCGCGTTGCCAGAGTAAAGGTGATTGGGTTTGCATTTTCTTCCTTCCGTCGTTGTGTATGGTTCTATTATATCATGTCTGAAAGATAAAGTACATCAGGTGCGAAAGCTTTTGCACATTCGCTACCAACTGGCCAAAATCCTTGCGAGGAAGCTTCGCTTGCTGAATGGATAATAGCTCCTGAGGTTGACACGTGAACCAGGTACGATTTCTTTCCTACCTTACGTCCACATTGGACACAAGATGAATGGTCTCCTGGCTGCTTAGGCTCTGCCCAGTTAACATGGTCGCCGTATGTAAGCTTTTCCATTTTGATTCCTTCCGTCGGTGCGATGGTTCTATTATATCAGGGAAGATTGGGAATATGAGGTAAATAGGGTAAATAGGCAAAAAAGTTTTAAGGAGCTTTGGCATATATTCCTGAAACCACCTGATATAATTGATCCATCAGACCAACCGGCCTGGTAACGACGTAAAGACAAAGGGAAGGGACCACATGTCCAGCACCGCAGTTCGCACCGAGGTTACGGAAATCACCGTAACAACCACCGTAGCTCATTTGGATGAGACAGTAGATGCTCTCATCAAGGAGTTCGCAAAAGCTAAGAAGGATATGAAAGTCCTCGAGGCTAAAAAGAAAGCTGCCGAAGATAAGATTCGCCAGCTCATGGGAGACGCCAAGATTGGATTTATCAACGGCGTACAGCGTGTCGAGATTAAAGACCGCACCACAACCAAAATCGACCGTGAGCTATTGCAGGAAGCATATCCTGACGCTTACACAGCAACACTTAAGTCTACAGATTACACAATCGTAGACGCTAAGTAGGCTACATAAAAAAGCTCCCTGGCTAAACGCCAGGGAGTTTTTTTTGTGTCTGTTAGTTGTGGTCGACTACAGGAGAAGCGCAGTCGCTACACACAAACCAGCAATTTTCATCTGCATCCGCAACAATCACACAAGAGAAGAACTTTCCAATTGCAAAGCCAACTATGTCACCGCAGCTGCTGCAGGTGTCGCCATCATCAGAAAACTCCGTGGGCGCGTCGTTGTTCCGCGCCTCAACGGAGTCCTCTATTACATATAGTTCAAAGCTTGCCATGACGGCAAACTTAAACTACTTTCTAGAGAGCTGACTTAAGGAATTCCTTGAGACGAGCAAGTTCTGTCTGAACCTTCTCTAGCTCGAAGACTACTTCCTTTGTACGTTCAGCTACAATCTTCTCGATGAGCATGTCGATAACTGGATTCGACATAATGCCCGCAGGGATACTTGCTGGGGAAATGTCTTCGAGAATAACTTCGTGAGCTTTAACTGCTTTCTTCTTTGACCATGGGACTCCCCCGCTATCGCTTAGGAAGATGCCTGGTACAGCTTCTGCTTCTGTTCTTGCCTGAACTGGATTCTGAGTGGAATAGAGCGCAGCTCGTATACTCCTAATCTTCTGCCTTCTTGCTCTGAGAGAACGTTCATCTGACGTCTCAACACGAGTGAACAGCTTGTTCTTTTCAACAAGTTCATTCAGTGCAATGCGCACGTGACTGTCATGATAGCGACGACCTAGCTTTTGATCTGTCATCTCCGTAATTTCAGTAACGCTTAATGGTTGTGTTTGCTTTTGCATTAGCTCTAGCATCTGCGATGCAAACTTTGTGAGAGCAGCTGCTTGAGGTTCTTGCGCAACTGTCTCGTCCTTTGGTGCCAGTGATTGATAGAAAGTATCTACAGGATTCACTCTAGTAGTGAACCGAGCTACCTGATGGATTTTGGGCATCGTTTCCTTTCGTCATTGTGAGTCAATTATAACAGGTCAGCTACGAAAAGCTCGGCAAGCTAGGGGGCATCCCACTTCTTGGTGAGATCTCCACTAAGAAGAAGCTAGCTGCTCTGATCTTTTTTAAATGAAACTTCTTAGTACTAAGAAGTCTCTGCGGCATCGAGCTGGAAAATCCCAGTGCGTTCTGCGAGAACTCTCAAGCTTCGTTCATCCGGTACTCCGGTCGCATCGTTTCCAACGTACCCAAGGATTCGTTGCCAGTGGGAGTACGCCCGTTGAGTCTCGGTGTCGAACATATCTACCGTTACTGGTCCAAGTCCTACCGTCCTCGATAGAGCTAGCTGAACGAGCCCGATGGCTTTATTGCGTCGGCCAGGCCGGCATGCCTCAATTGAAATCACATGCCCGCTGCCCGTTGCAGCTTTTATAAGCGTCCCAGGCCGCAACTTTAAAGACGCAGGCCGTCCAAAACCTAGAACCTCATGTTGAGTACGTACCCGCCAAAACACACCCGCTACGGACTGGTCCGCCTTAGGCAGGCCTGAGCCCGTGTCCGCCTCAATGGTCTGGAACAACCCGTCCGCTTGCCATCGGTCCGTTTTAACGACCAGGCCGCAATGCGGCATGCCGTAGTTCGTGCCCGTTGCCTGTAGTGAATAGAAAGCTATATCTCCAGGCCGCGGTTTGTTGAAGAGTCGGTTTTGTTTTACGAACTCCGCTATAGCCGTCGGAGTGTAAGCGCAGCTAGGAATCACCACGCCCGCTTGATGAAAGATGTAGTCGATGAACATGCCCGCCCAAGGTTGCCCGTTGTATCCGGCTGCCTCCGCAAAGGGGTTATGGTTGTTACCGCGTGCCGTTGTGCCAAGCCACCGCTCAGCCTCGGCTATAACCAGCCAGGCCCGCTTGTCGTTTGTCATCGTCATTAGCCGTCCTTACTCTTGGCTTGCAAGCTCCTGAATCAGAAGCTTTTGAATCATATCACCTAAATTCTCTGCTTCGTTCGCCCGTGCGGTTAGACGGATGTGCTCCTCACGAGTTGCCGCTAGCTCAACATCGTTTAGGAGCGAGGCCGCATGCTCTCTTATTTGATAGGCGATTTCTTCTAGTGCTGTTATGTTACTCATCGGTAGGGCTCTCCTCGACAACCGTCGCATCTTCTACTGCCTGGGCGTCATTAACTCCGTCATTCGAAAGCTCAACCGCTACGTTATACGCACCGCTGGTTAGGCGGGCAAGCCGCTCTGCAATAATTGAAGAGGCAGGCCGTCCGTCTGTAACATTAACGTTAGCGTCGAACTCTACACCGCCTCGTATTCCAGCGCGGTCTAGAATCTCCGTAGATGCTTTTAATCTTACCGGCTCTGACGCCGCATTGGTCATCAGATCTTCTAAGATGTCTACCGCATAAGGAGCTGCTTGTGTTATCCGCTTGCGAGCTCTCTCGATATCCTCGCCTGGCTTCTTAGATAGATGACGTAAGTGCACACGGCAAAGGCCGTCATCCTTAGGACGTCCGGAAGACCAAAGCATACAGCGAATGCCGTCATCCTTGATGGTAGAACATCTGTGTGGAAGCGAGGTCGGCTTACGCTTGGAGCTGGCGATCGGTTCATCTTGCTCCTTGCCCCACATCTTAGTAGCTCCGATTACCCAAGGTGGAACTAGCTTGTCGGTCATTGCCTCAACAAGAAGATCATACCCGGTTAGGTAATCTGAGTTTACATCATCTGGATTCACAAGGATTGGCTTCTTCTCCGCTAGGGATAGGAGTCTACGCTCCGTTGCCATGTCTTGAGATCTCGCCATGATGAGACCCGTCGGAACTCCATTGGTTGAGTAAACCGTGTCCCAACCCATGTGCGCCTTACGAAGCAGGCTGCGATTCTCGTAGGTATCCTCACAGACACCACGCTCCATCTCGATGATTCCGCACAACGAAAGATCTGGCCTCAGGTTGACAGGCTCGTCAATCTGAATCTCCGGCTTATCGTCCTCGGGAGGAGTAATCTCTAGCATGTTGTAATAGTACACTTGTACATAAAAAGAGACAGACCCCGTCACATCGGGGAGAGGTCTAGTGACGGGGCCTGCCTGAACTGCACAAGGAAACGAAAACGAGACCGCAGGCTCGCAATCGCGTCGCTTGAAGTCTCGCTGTCGTTAAAGCTTGGGCGTTACTTTTTCTTTGGTGCAGCCTTCTTCTTGACTGTCTTCTTCTCGATCTCTGACGCTGCAGCGGTAAGAACCTTCTGAGCGACGATGCCGTACGCCGGATCTTTCTTGTTGACAAAGCGGATAACTACAGGGATTACCGCGGCAATGCCTGCATTGACAAGAACCGCAGGATCTGTTTCACCTGCAAGATAAAGAGCCGTTGCTGCTGCAATGAATGCACGGACATATGAAGCCGCCATTGCTTTTAATTGAGTGTTCATGAACTTCCTCCCGTTAACATGTCTTGCTAACAAGAGAAATAGTAATACAAGTCTCGAAGGTTTATTGGGTGAGAGAGGAGAAAACGCCCCTAGTTTACCCTCTTCAGAAACAGATTATTGAACTGCTTCTTTAAGGGTCGGTCTTGGTCTTCTTAGGAACCACGACATCTCTAGCTTCCCAGGTCGCATTACAGGAGCAACCGCAGATCCAAAGCTTGTCAAACCACACAATCTCGTGTGGACACTTGTCATGAAAGGCGTCGTTGCAAAACCCACACGGGAGCTCTAACTTAGAGACTGCTCGTGTTCCGTGCCAGTCAAGATGATTATCTTTACTCAATGAAGTACACCGTCTGCTT